TTGAAATCCATACTCATAAACAACCTCTATATCATACTTTGTTGATGATATATCAGGTAAACCATTAGGGAAATATTTTTCATAATTAGCATAAAATAAACCATTTTTATAAAATAGCATTTTATTCTTTAGTCCATAGTCCAAAGAATCTAACAATTTATCTCCAACCTTAACAGATGTAATATTTTTTACTGGTGTTATTGTCAAGTTAAGATATCTTGAATTTGTCCCCTTTAATAAGTCTGTGTTTGTTGATAAGGCAAATTCTCTTCCACAATAATCAGTTATAAGACCATAAGTATAGTCTAAAACTTCTCTTAGAAAGTCATCTGCGTCTGAACTTTGTATATTTAAATATCTTTTTACTTGTGGTAATGTTACCATTGTGTTTGACATAAGCTCTCTCTCCTTTCTATATAAAAATATGGGAAAGGGAAATAATTCCCTTCCCCATTTTTATTTAATAATTATGCTAATTTTATGTATTGGAAAGCTTCTCTTAATAAGCCTTTTCCTCCAACTCTTTCCCAAGTATTAAATTTAACTTTTCCAGGAACTGTAACCTCATCTCTTATAACTCCATTGTCATTAACTTTATCAACAATTCCATATGCTTTGTACATATCTCCAAAAACAATTTCTTTATCTTTTTCTAAAGCAGATGTAAATTTAACTGGATATCCAAGTAAGTAACCATCAAATTTGTTTGATATATCAGATGTTTCTACGAATAATGGTCTTCCATTAGTATCTACTAAACCTTTAACAGTTGCCATTGTTGCTCTATTCATAAAGAAAACACCGTTTTGAGCATATTCATCTTCTAAAGTGTAAATCATTGCGTTTAAATTTGCATAGTTTATTGCGTCTGTATAATCTCCAACTACATCTAATAATAAACCTGTAGGTTGTTTAACTCCTGTACCTTTCCAAAATGCTAACTCTTCTGATTTAGCAAATTTTTGAGCAACTTTAGTTGCAAGGTAGTTTTCTAAGTTATACATAGAATCATTAACTAATTGTCTTGAAATAACTGGTCTAGCCCAATTTTCGTGAGTGTCAATTGTTACATTTTTAAATGTTCCAACTGCTGAATCTTCTCTTGCGTCCCCTTCTGCTACCCATTCAGAATCAAAAGCTCCATCTTCTAAAATAAATTCCATTGAACGACCTAAAGAAATAGGTTCTATGTGAGCAAATTCTCTCATTACTGATAAGTCTTTTGCTTTTTCTATGATAGCTCCATACATATTTTCAGGAATTGTAAATCCACCATTTTCTCCTACTGCTCCTGTCATTTCTAATGCCTTTTCTGATATTTTACCTGTTCTTAAAAATTCTCCGAATGCTTTGTTTTTGATTTCTTTTTCTACCACTTTAACTCCCCCTTTAATTTCTGTAATTTTTTCTTCTTCTTGAAATGCTTTATCTCTAAGCCCTTTTAAACCCTCTGCAACTGACTCTTTAACTACTTCGTCTATTGTTTTGTTTTTGTCTGCCATTGTTTATTTCACCTCTTTTTTAATTATGCTATTCTTGTCACAAGGTATTGTTACAAGACTAACTTCTATTAATTCACAACTCATAATATCTTCCCCACCAAACTCGTTACAATATGTTTCTTTGTCTAGTGTTGAGATACTAACTCCATTAAGCATTCCCTTATCAACTAAATCTACTATAGTTTTAACAAGGTCGATATGCTCTCCAACTAAATCTTGAGATGGCTCATAAAACTCAACCATTCCAATTAAACCTTCTTCCGATATTCTTATTTCTGTAAACTTTCCTATTGGCAAAGATTGCTTATTGTGTTGATATAATAGAACGGGATTTTTTAAAAACCTATCTACTTCTATTCCCCTAAGGAAGTATCTATCTCCACTAGCATCAACTAAGCCACTATTGATTATTAGTTTTTTCATTCTTACCCCCTTGGTCTATTAAATCACTTTCATAAGCAGAATTTACTCCACTTTCCTTTTTCATTTTATCAATAAACTTGCCTTCTAATTCAATTTTTGTATCATATCCCGATATTTCTCTAACCTCATTAAGTGTAAAGGCACTAGGACAAGCTGTTATAAGCTTGATTGTCATTTCCTTGCTTGAATCACTCTCTATACTAGATGTAAAGAATAGGTCTTCTCCATAATATTTCTGTACTATCTGAATATTAATGACCTCTAATATTTGTTCCATTCTAGGTTGTAAAACTTCACTTATAAAAGTATCTTTTGCTACTAAACTTCCTGACCTATTAGTGTTAGAAGTATTTCCCATTAGCTCCTCGGGAATACAAAAAGCATTCCTAATTGTCTTTTGTTCAAACTCCTGTAATTCAACTATTCCTAGCTCACTAAGGTTTGCACTTGTTTTAGTATAAGTTAGTTTTTTATTAATAAAATAAGTTTTAAATCTACTAAATCCACTTGTATTGATGTTATAATCTTGTTTTATTTGTTCTATATCATCAATATTATCTACATCTTCCAATGATATAATTCCATTAGGAACACAAGAGTTGTTAAAGTAAGTTTGTAGGTATTTTGTAATTTCATTGTTTGTTTGTATGTTTGCTCCTACTGAATTTGCCTTAGAACTTCCATTTCCATAAAGGTTACTATAATCAAAATCTTTAATAGCTACAACATCTTCCCTTTCTGCAAGGTATAATTTACCATCTATATTTATTCTATATTTAAAACCACTAGCTTTTGAAGGCTTTTGGACTACTTGATTAGGAGATATGACATACATATATATAATTTTACCTTGAAATTTTTCTAAATAAATAAAAACCTCTCCATATAACTCCATACAACCAACTAAAGTACGAATAAAATCTTTGCCACCCATTAATTCATTAGGCTTTTTTATTAAGTCTATAACATCTGAATTTGATAAAATTTTATCTCCACCATTTTTTAACTTCTTATGTAAAGTTAGTTTGGAAGTTGCACAACCATTGGCTATCTTATCAACACACACTTTTAAATAAGGTGTTGTATTATATCTATTTATAACTTCTTGCTTTGTATAAGATACCACACTTCCCGATTGAGCATTAATAAAGTTTAAAACCTGTCCACTAGGTTTCTTTTGTCTATCTTTACTTAAATTCTTATTTTGAAACATTTTCTTAAACACATTTTCACCCCCTTATCCTTCGTCTTCAGATGAGATTTCCCAAGATGTATCAGTCATTTCTAATTTGTCTTTAAATAAACCTGTTGATTTACCTAATAGCTCTAAACTTCTAATAGATATTCCCGAATCCATAAATTGTAACTCCTCTGTTGGTTTCCCGTTTCTGTCTGACTTTCTTGTTATGGTAGATGATTTTTTATAGATATCTAACAATTGAGTTTTAACAAAGTTTTTTAAACTATCTTCGTCTTCAACATTTACTTTGTCAATGTTATTATATTTAGCAATCTCATCTTTAAACTCTCTCTTTCTTAATAAAGCTTCTCCTTTAGAACGACCGTCCCTAGGGTTAAGATTAGTACCGTATATTTCATTATACAAAGTAGATAGTTTAATTGATTTTTCATAACAAAATTCATTATAATATCTTAAACAAAACAATCTATCTTTTTCACTTAGCATTCAATCACCCCCCTTGAAGAAGGAAAGGCAACCTTCCTCTAATAAGTATAGTACCATATTATTAGGACAAAGTTGCCTTAACACTTTTAAATTTATTATATTTGATAATTATATTCTTGAATTGTCTTAAATAATTCCTTAATTCTTGGATTTTGTCTTAACATTCCCAATGCAACTGTCATCATAGAATCATAATCATACATTCCCTTTTTGTATCTATATCTTTTTTGGGAAAGTTTGAATTTATATAGTATAAAACCTGCTAATAATGGAGATAAACTCTCATTGACAAGTTGTATAAGCTCATCTTTTATACTTTCTAAACTGTCTTGATATTCAATATCTACAAAACACTTCTCACAATATTTAACTTCTATATTTTTATCCCTTAGTCTATCTAAACTGTCACTTTTAACCTTGTTATGGCTCTTCCAAATTAAATCATTTAAAGGTGTTGTTCCAAATTTAGAACTTTGATAACAATATCTATGGAATTTAGCTCCATAAAACTTTTTTAAGTAATTTCTGAACGATAATATACAACCTGTTTGGACACCTTTTTTAGTTTTATATACTTTAAACTCAAATTTGTCAAGTAGGTATTCAAAAGCCGACCACATTCCAAATATTATATCTCCGTCGTTATAAGATTTCTTTGTGTAAGTGTTTTTTATAGAATAAAAGTACATCATTTTAAAACAAGCTCTAAATATTTCTAGTTTTACATCTTTTCTCTCTTCCACAGACTTAGAAATATCTTTGTAGCATTTTACTAACTCATTTAATTGATAAGAGTTTACATTTGTAGGTTGTAGCTCCAACATAAATTGATACAAAGGCTCTCCATTATGAATATTTATATCAAATTGTAATCTCTCTTTTTCTAAAATCTTTTTCTTTCCAATTGTTTCTCCCCATTTTTCTGCCATATTAAATATCATCTCCAGTTATTTTTAGTTATAAGACAAAGTCTTTGTTGTTATCTGTGTTGTTTATGCAATCATTTAGAATATCTCTAAAATCCCCTGTGTACTTTGGTGTAAATTCTTTTTTATCTGTTTCTTGAGCCATATTTGATATAACCTCTTGTATTGTAGGCTCTACAACCTCTTTTTGCTCTTCATTAACAACATCTTGAGTATTTATATCATCATATTTTGTGTTGTCCACTTCAACCCCCCAGTCATCATT